CGGCAGATATTTAGGCTCCATCCCTTTGGTTGACTACCAGCGACTAAAGAAAACGCGCCCAGAGATATTTAGCAACGATCCAGAGATTGCTAGACCGGCGCTAATTAAATTCTGGAACAGTGCCGACGCTGCGCCGTTCCGAGTACAGAGGGCGTAGACATGGCAGGCAAACATCACGCAGTCGACGAGTCAATTTTTACAAAACCGTCGACAGGTCAAAACAATCGGCCGCCAGTATTTCCGGGCAGCAAAACTGACCGCGCTTATGCCGAAGGCCGTGACGCGGGTTTAGGAAATATCGGGGACAATCCGCATCCTGCAGGAACGCCAGAATATAACGCTTGGGGTTGTGGCGCTTATTTCTCTGGAAATGCAAGCGAAAAGCTACAAACCGCTGTCGACTAATGGCGATAATCCGCAAAGGTCAGCCAGGCATCACGCGGATTCTTCCGCACTGGCAGAACCGGCGCTTTGCAGTGCCGGAGGCAATCGGGCCGATTACCGCGTTGCTGTCTGGCGATAGCTGGACGAACTGGGCGCAGGACGAATACCCCAATTATCTGCCTACAGGCGCTCGTATTAGCTGGAATAACGAAGGCATAGCGGCCACGCCGTTAGCGACAGTTAGCGGCGGCAGCTCGTTGCAGTCTCGTATAGCCAGCGAGCTATCGACGCACAATCCAGACGTAACGGCGATCTGTAGCAGCGGAATCAATGATATTGCAGCAGGAACCACGGCGGCGCAGCTATTAACAGCGGTGCAGGCTATCCAGGGTTCGATTGAGTCGGCTAACAGTAAGGCGGTCTGGGTTGGGGTTCCGATTGTCAGCACCTGGACAGCATCGCAAATCAGCGAAGCATTAACGCACAATGACAACCTGGCCGAGTATTGCGCCGACAACGGTATTCCTTTCGTGCCGCTGGTTGGCCTAATTGGCGACGAAACAGAGATATTTACGCGATACCAGTATGACGTTAGCCACCTAAACGCTGCAGGCTGTAAGGTGCTGGCCGGTGCGGTCATGGGCGCGATAAAGGCGACGAAATACCGCCGGGCGGGGGCTGTCTAATGCCAAACTATGCAGAGATAAAGCAGCACGTTAGGGACGTTACGCATCGCACTGATCTGACCGATAGCTTAATGGATGTCTGGTCGCAGGCAGTATCGGCCCGCGTTAACGATGAGCTAGACGCTAATGTCCTAATTGCAGATTTAGACATAACGCCGACTGTTAACCCGTTCGGCGTGGGAGAGTTCCGAGCAAGCGGCGTTCTGGATGTGGGCTATAGAGTAATCGAGGTTAGTTACAGCGGCCCAGACGGCCGGAGGCGCTTGCAGCCTACCAGCCGCGAACAGGTCACGCGCTGGATACGGCAGACAGGCGATCCCCAGGTGTACGCAATCGAGGGCGACGAACTATACGTTGCGCCGTTTTCGTCTATCGAATATCGGGTTGTCGTCCGTATTGGCGTTCAGCCGTTAAACAGCGACAGCGATGCGAACGTAATTAGCAACGCTCACCCTAATATCTATTATTACGGGATTCTTCAGCAGGCGTATGAATACGCCAGGGACTTTGAAGCTGCAGATCGTTACCGGCAGCTATACGAAAACGAAATACAACGCATTAACAGCACTAACGCACGGCGAACTGCGCCCGTTAATGCACAGATGAGCGGTGCAAGCGCATGGGTTTAGAGACACAATTTCTATATATCGACGATCTGAACGTAAGTAACCCGGCCAGTACTGACGGGTTAAACCAAGCGGATAACCACCTGCGCGGGATTAAGAACGTCCTAACTAATCAGTTTCCTGATCTAGGAAGCGCGATTGTAACCGCGACAGCGGCAGAGATTAACGACGTTGCAAACAAGTTAACCAGCTTTAACGGGCGCACCGGCCCGGCAATTTTGCCCGCTGCAGGCGATTACGACATTAACGACCTGGGCGACGTAGACACAACGGGCTTAGCTGACGGCGATTCGCTTGTATACAACAGCACTAGCGGAAATTTTGAAGTCGCGCAGCAGGGGATAGCGCAGGCCAGCTTGACAGCGCAAAATTACAGCGGCATTGGAACGACAGACGTTAAATACGAACTGACCGCAAGCGTTTATGCGTCCACCGGCTTAACGGTAGACATAGGAAACAATCGCATAACTAACGACACCGGCAGAACGATTCTGGTTATAGCCCGCGCCGCGTATTCTTGGGACGGCAACAGCGATCCCACTAACCTGGATATTACGCTGCAGCGTAACGGAATTGCGATCGGCGCTACTTTGGAGCATACACAGGACAACAACAGCCGCGATAGCCATGTGACTATTGAGCGCGTTATGTCCCTGACAGATGGTCAGTATGTGGAATTATTTATGCAGCGTGGCGGGAGCAATAACGAAAACATCGACGTAAAAAGCGGCGGAACCTTAACCGTGCAGATTGTTCCAGGTGCATAAATGCCGATTGCGTCATTCAGACCAACAGGGCTAGTAACGCCTACAGACGTTCCGGCTCATGCTGTCGCTCCTAATTATTGGACGCGAGCCGATAACATGCTGTTCCGCGATATATTCGCAGAGCAGACATCTGGCTGGTCGTATATCTATGACGAAAACGCGGTTATAGGCTCCCCGCTTTTTGTGCAAAATTCGTTTTTTTTAGGGACAAATTATTGGCTCTATGGTTTTGCTAATGGTGTCGGCGTTACTGCGTCAGATGGTGTACATACTGATCTAACGCCAACGACGAACGCACCAAGCGGAACAACGTCGGCAGATTGGAACGGCTGCGATTTGAACGGATACCCGGTCTTAAACTGGCGCGGTGTTCCGCATAGCTGGGACAGGTCAACGTCAAATAACGTGCAAGCGTTGACCGACTGGCCGTCTGGATACACGGCTAAGGTCATGCGGGCGCATCGCTTCAACCTGTTTGCGCTCAATATCGGCGGCGGCGTGGAATATCCGAGCGTTGCTATGTGGTCGACTTCAGCAGCGCCGGGCCTGTTGCCAGATGACGGCAATAACACAACCTGGACACCGCATAGCGGCAATGATGCGGGCAGCCTGTCGCTAGGTGACACCGGGCGCGGCATTACTGACGGCTTAACGTTAGGCGAAAACTTGCTTGTCTATAAGGCAGGCAGCGCATATTCGATATTTCCGACAGGTGACGCAGACATTATTTACGGCCAGCGCCAGTTTTTACGGACGCAGGGCGCATTGACCACTAATTGCGTTGCGGAGTGGCAGGGATTACACGCGGTTTTCGGTGACGGTGACATATACCTGACTAACGGCCAGGCAGACGGCACACGCTCAATTGTCGACAGAGCAACCCGGCGCACTTTGTTTAGTGAGCTGGCGCAAGGTTCAGACGGTGACGGCGATCTATACGAACGTTGCTTTGTAACGGTCAGCCCGAATACAAACGAAGTTATATTCGCCTATGTAGTCGAGGGCGGCACTTATCCGACAAAATGCCTTGTTTGGGATGCTGGCAGCGATACAACAGTCTTTAAGGATACAGTCGACGTATTCGGGCAGAGCAGCTTCAGAGATATACGGCTGGGCGGCAGCGGTACGCCGCATATAGCACATGGCAACGTGTCGCGCTCTGTATCGCTTCCTACCTATGCCACCACTACAGACACCTATATAACAATTGATGCGAATTACGACACTTGGAATGTCTCAGAAGCGACAGACGGCCTAGTTACTATCGACATAGATAACGACGAGCTGGTCTGGTTCGATAACGGTATCACGCAAGAAGTAGGCGATCTGCGTACCACGTTGCAGCGGGAGGCGCTGGACTTTGGCGATCCTGACAGCGTGAAACTGGTCAGCGAAGTATGGCCGAAAATGGTGGGCAACCTGGGCGACGTTATCCGCATCCGCGTCGGTTCACAGATGGAGCCAAGCGACGAAATATCGTGGTCGCCTTATGTAGATTACACAATCGGCAGCAGCCGCAAGATTGATACGTTTGCGCAGGGCCGTTTTTTGAGCTTTGAATTTTTAGGCGAAAACGTGCAGCCGTGGCGCTGTACTGGCTTTGAAGTCAACCTGGAAAGAGCAGGAAGGTATTAAACATGAGCTTTTGGATGAAGCCAGCATTCTGGGAAGGCGCGGGAAACATTCTGGGCGGCATAGGCGCGATGGGCGGTCTTAGCGGCGGCGGCGGTACATACATCGATCCGAAGCAGCAACCATATCTTGATTTCACCCGCAATACGGGCAGAGCGTTAGCAGAGACAGGCGTTCCCGGCGCGTCAGCATTTGGCCGGGAGGCAGGGCAGGAGCTGTACGGGTTCGGGCAGTCAGCATTGGGACAGCTTGGCTCTAATCCGTTCCTGCAATCGCTACAGGCGCAGGCGCAAGGCAATCCGCAGCTCGTTCAGCGGCAGATTGGCGACCTGCAGAGCGCGTTAGGGCGATCATTCCGCGAAGATGTGCTGCCGGGTATCCGTCAGGACTTTGCGTCCGTAGGCGCTTTAGGTGGCGGCAGAATGGCCCCCGCTTACGGACAGGCGGCCGGCCGATTCGGTGAGGCGCTTTCGCGGGGGATCACGGACATCCAGGCTGCTGATGCCTTACGCGCTCAACAGGCGGCCGTATCTGGTGGCGGTTTGCTGTCCCAGGGTTTGCTTGGGGGCCTCAGCAGTCTGGGTGGACTGTTTGACGTTGGCTTAGGGCAGTTTACGGGCGGATTCGCGCCGCTGTCGCTATACAGTCAGATCCTGGGGCCGCCGACAACGCTGCAAAGGGATAGCGGAGGGTTATTCTAATGGCTTGGGAAGATAATTTTGCCGCTTTTGCAGCAGGTTTTGCGGGGCAGCCTAGCCAAGCTATGCTAAAGCGGCAGCAGCAGGCTGAATACGAGGAACTGCAACGCCGGGCGGCAGAATTAAAACAGCAGCAAGACAGCGCCGCTGCGCGTGGTTTGGCGGCCCAGTATGCTTTTCAGAATCCTGACCAGCCGCGCATTGATCCTAACGTGGCAATGGGCCTTGCTCAGATACAGGAAGGGCTAGGTACGCAGGCAGCTTTTCAGGCAATGCAAAACCCGGCTTTTAATCCGGCAGTAGCTAGACAGCAAGCAGAAGCAGAGCTGGCCGCCGTCGAGCAGCAGATGGGCAGATGGGGAACGGGTTTAGATTTTGGTCAATTTGACAAAATAAAAAACGCCGTTGCGACATATAGCAAAGGAATCGGAAATGCTCGATTTGTCTCAGATGTCATTTCTGCAACAACGCCCGCGCAGATGCGAACGCAGGCTATGGCCGACACACGCGGCCGATTGGAAACGACAATGTTTGAGCTTTACCGGCCCATACAAGCGTTGTCAGAGTCTAAAGAATCTGTTTTAAGAGAGGGCGAAAGGCAGGCAATTGATGACTACCTGGCCAATCCAACAGGGTTTTTCAATCAGTTAATGAGCTTTGACGCGCTAACCATAGGAAAAATGCAAAAGTTAGAGGAAGCATTACAGCGCAACAGAGAAATGGCGCTAATTGGTCTGGACGAGCGAACACTGGGACTGCTTGAACCGGCAATGGTTATTCCGACTAGCTCATTTACGCCGCCGTCGGCAGATGAAAGCAGTATACGCGATCCTAAAATGACGCTAACAGTGGAAGAAGAAACGCAATTGCAGACGGGCCTGGAAGCGTTGAAAGGAACGCCGATATTCTAATGGGAGCCAAAATCGGACAAATTATGATGGGTGATGACGGTCAGGAGTATATGCTGACCGCCTCCGGCTGGGTTCCTAATAACGAAAGGCTGGAAAACATAGCTAGCTTGGGTTCTATCGGCGCGTTAGCAATGGAAGCCGCAGAGATAGGCACTTTCGGCATTTTTCAAGCTCCGGAAGAAGTCGCGCAGACAAGCCCGGTTGCGAGCATGGTACCGGCGATTGCCGAAGCGGCAACATTAGGCGCTGGCGTTGGCTCTCTGGCTACTAAGGGCGTACGTCAATCAATGTCTGGCCGGGTTGCAGACAGAATACAGCAGGCAGATCGGCAGCAACAATTGATTCGGCGGCCGTCCGACATAGCAGGTCAGGCAACAACAACAGGGCAAGTATTAAAGCGCGTCGAAAGTGGCCTAGAGATTGTTCCGGGCCTGAATATCCCGCTTTTGGCGCAAAAGGCTATAAACCAGCGCAGCATGAACGCGAGCTTTGCCCGCGCATTAGACCTTGATGATCAAATGGTAGAACGTGCCCGGCAAGGCGTGGATGAGTCTGTTCTATTAGCTGCCCGCCGTCGCTATCAGCAAGATTTTGACAAAGTGCGCGAAACCATTGGAGAGAATTTTAACCAAGACAAAATGCGGGCAATTATAGATCAGGCGGCTGATTCGGGATTGATTTTTGACTCTAACCAATTGGCGAGACTGCAAAGCGGCCAACGGTTAAACGGTCGAGATGTAATGAATTTACGCAGCAAGATGACCGAAATACTGCAAAGCAACGCGCAATGGGAAACAAAAGAAGTTGCCCGCGTTATCAACGAAAATATAGACGACATTATTGAATCTGCTTTGGGCAAAGAAGGAAAAGAACTATACCGCGCTGCCCGCGCTCGTTATCGTTTATGGCGTGATGCAAGGCAGGGTGCGGCGCTAGGCAAAGGCAATCAGATCAACCCGGCGACAATGTATAACAATCTTGACAGAGATTACGGCGACGCTTTTGTAGCCGCAGACGATATACCAGGCGTTACGGACGAGATTAAAGAATTTATGGCAATCGTCAGAGAGGGCCGCGATCTGGACGTAGGAATCCCGAGCAGCGGAACGGCGGAACGCTCAATGATTGCGGCCGGGTTTATGACCGGCGTAGGTATGCAATAAGCTGTTTCAATGTCCGAAAACGACTACAGGCATATCATCGATATTATGGTCGCCGCTTGCGGGTTCTTGCTGGCAGCTTGGAGCCGTTTTCTATGGGCAAGAATTATGCGGCTCGAAGATAAGCTAGAGGATCAGACCCGCGAACTGAATCAGGCCATTGACAACCAGGGTCTGATTTACCGCGACGAACACGCTAAGTTGCGCGACCACATGACTGCGCAGCATGATCGAATTATTGAATTACTAATGGAAAACGCGAAAAGGGCGGGGAAATGACAACATTTTTCAAGCGTATCGGCGGGCATATTGTCGGTTTTTTTACAGAGCAGCAGGACGGAAACCTCACCACGGCGGCCGGTATAGCTACCGCGCTGCTTGTTTATGTGGCGAATACCAGCGGAATCCCGATGACACCGGACGCGGCAGCGGCAATCGTAGCGGCTGTGACGGCCATTGTTGCGGCTGGTAAAAAACCCTAACTGCTGCTGGATTGAATAAGCTGACGCGTAAACTCCGACAGCGCATCCATACAATCAGGACAAACCGCTACGCAGCAATCGTCCTCATGGTGCGGCGAGGTTTGAATATTCAACCATAGCACCATTGGCAAATTGTCACGCTCGCAAGCGTCACAGCTACAGGCTGCCCTAGTCTCTATTTTCAATGACATTAGAGAGCCTTATCTCGATCTTGCTGCCAGCGAAGCAGCTAAAATGAGGGTTTAGGGCGGCTCTGATGCGCCCTAGCGCGGCTTTTGATGACCACCCTACCCCGTCGCCTGCATATTCGGAAACGGGCGCTATACAGCCTTCCAGCTCGTTCCACCTGTTCGCAGGGTGGATTAGGATGCCCCAGCGGGTTACGCCGTTGCCAGGATCCAGGTTGCGCGGGGAAATACAGCAGCCGTTGCCGGTCAGGATGTAGACCTGATCCCCGTTCGGCCGCTGCCAGGGTTCGAGCTGATACGTGCCCAGCGGTACGCAGGACTCATTCGGGACATTATCGCGCCAGCCGCGCTCTAGCGATTCACAAATATAGACCGGCGAATCGTCATCGCTCTGGTAGTAGATTTTGCCGTGCGTATAGTCGGCGGTCGCGCTCTGTTCGTCGCGCTCAAGTATCAGCTTCCGGTATGCCAAGCGCTCTCTCCCTAAACTCTTTCTGCTTTGCAGTAAGTCGACCATTATCTTGTTTAACCTCAATCAGTGTAATCATGCCAGCGCGGGCCGCTTCCAGAGCCTGTTCGGCCGTGGTGACAACGCGCAGCCGGTCAGCGTTTATAGATCCTGGGCGGATGACCAGCAGATCAGGAACGCCGCCGTCAGATAGCGGGACAACGTAATAACCCGCCTTCCGCAGCGCGTCGACAATCTCCGGCTCGTTATGGTCGCGGGCGGCTTTGTTTCTCATGTTTTCGTTTTCCGTAACCTGGCGGTACTAATTCGCCGTGATCTAGTATCTTCGGACTCCACCCGTTCGGGCGGGAAGAAGTGCGCTTCGTTTGCATTCGCTAGGGCAGATTTCCCTGCCAGTACGAACAGTCGGCATTCGGACTCGGTGAGTCCCTTCAGTTCGTCTGCCAGACTGTCGATAAATGCCTCGTATGCTCCCGCCGAGGGATCACCACACCACGGGCAGTAGGGGTCACCGCATAAGCAAGGGCCGCTCATTTGTTACCACCTTTCGAATGGTCGCGGGCGGCTTTGTTTCGCATGTTTTCGTTTTCCGTAGCCTGGCGGTATTAATTCGCCGTGGTCTAGTATCTTTTGCAGACCGGGCGATATATAGACTCTGCCGCAGGCCGCGCACTGTTCCCAGGTTCCTACCCTGATTTTATTGCGCGTAACGTGGCGCTGTTTCGTTTCCCCGCCGCAATTACAAATCATGGCAGCCTGCCCGTTCCTGGCAATCCCTATCCACCGGCGTTAGTTCGGTTCGCCATTGCCCCAACCCTTCACGATAATGCGCCTCACATTTATAACAGTATTCGTCACCGTCAGGCGGTAGATCGAACACAGTCTGCGGCCAGATCATGAGCGCGTACCATTCAAATTGCCCTAGGTTATCCAGCGGAGCGCGATAGATATACAGTCCGGCCGGGTCGCCGTTGTCGGTATTCGGGAAGCAGGCAAGCTGCCACAGCATTATCAAATTAGCCATGTCACGCGCCTAACGCCAGCAGCACGACCAACAGGGCGTAGATACAAAACCCTGCGATAATTGTCTGCGCCAACGCTACCAGGCAGCTCTTAACCCCATATTCTCTAATTAAGTCGCGCATTAGTCCCTACCTCCTGCGAATGGATTAGACGCTATGGACGCTTCACGCGCCCAAATATCGCGGGTTTCACGTGAAACGATAGGCGAATCACTGTTCGGATCAGCGACCGGCTTAACCGGCGGCAGCCAGCGGTTAACGCAGTCGCCGCAAATACCGCCTGGATCGTATTCCTGACCGGCGACGGTGGTAAACATTACGCGGTCACACTCGGAGCAGCGTACGTCGTGGGCATCCTTGAACAGCTCCGCTAACTGCTGCTGCTCCTCCTGCTCCTGCTGGCTTAATGCCTGTTGATAAGTGTTTTCATCCATTGTTCTGCACCCATCGATAATTCGGGTTAACGGCCCACAGATGCTGTGGCCGACCGTATTTGCCTTTACGCATTGTTTCCAGTTTCAGAATAGCGCCTTTATTAAGCAGCGTATTCATGGAGCGCGTCACGCTGGAGACAGGCGTATCTGTCATACAGCCGTCGATCACTTCATCGCGGGTTAACGCCCGGTCCTGCAGGCGCATATATTCGAGAATCACAGCATCCTGGCTGCGGGCTTTGCTCTTAAAGATTTCGAGCTGTTCGCCGGTCTGGCGTGTGGTGTTGTAGTACATGAAGGTTCCCTATTCACGTTTTAGAAGGTGGCCCATTGTGCCGAGTACAGCGGGCCTAACTGTATGGCGATTGCTACCTGGCTCGCCCTGCCTTACTCCCCACGGACTCTATACTATTAGAACGGTATGCTGTCATCCGGCGGCGCTGTCTCTGTCAGCGCAGGATCAGCCGCTGCGCGGATACGGATACCGCCCGTTATTTCGCCGCCAAATTCCACCATTTCGTCGTTAAAAACGTTTACCGTCTTGCCGATAAGGTCGCCCACAGTGGTGGCTTTAAGAATGACCGTCAGCCTGTTTTTATTGGTTTTATTCAAGACTAGCGGCTTGTAACTACGCTGCACCCAGTGAATAACAGTCTTGACGCTGTTCGGGTCTTTTTCATCAACCTGGACGCGGTCTAACGCTTTAATGGTCAGGTCGGCGCCTGTTTCACCAACATCGGACTTCTGCAGGTAATTGGATTGGGAAGGGACAGCCGAATCTAGAGGCATATTAGGATCGAGAGGCATAACAAAAGGTTCCTGTTCAAGTGTGAGTAAAGGGTGCCGGTTTAGGTTTAAGCCGATACCGGCAAACGGCTAATGCTTTAAGTTGCGGGCTATTCGCCCGCTTCCAAACAATCGACTGGAAGGTTTATGGTGCCTTTCATCGTGTCGCCCGTTTTAGGGCAACGTTCGATCATGTCGGCAATGCGTGTCCCGCCTACGCTCCGAAAACCAATAATAGTGAAATGGCCGGCAACCTTGCCGCGCACGTTCTGGTTTACATAAAAGCCACCGTTGTGCGTATCGTCTTGCGTGAAAATTGTGGTCATATCAGTTCCCCAACTGGTGTGTGATGAATCAATATGGATATATTAGCAAACGGGCCGGGAATGTCACGAACTGAATCACGCCATATTTCAATGACTTGCATCATCCAGGCATAAAAAAGCCCTGTCAAGCCGGCCTGAGAGTTGGGGAACCGAGGGCCGAGTGGATGCCTGACAGGGCTAAAATGGTTCTAGGGAGGAACCAGGAACAGAGTTTAGAGCCTGATTTTTGCGTGTCAAACCCTTTTATAGCGTGGTTTTTGCATGACTTGACCGGATATAGCTGTTTTATGTTAGGATTGCGTTACCGACACCCATACCACGAATACCTCGGCTCTAGGGTAATTACCCTATCTAGGCAAGCGGAGGGCGGGGAGAGGGACAGGGCAGGGGCTAGGGGCAGAGCTAGGGGCTAGAGAGGAGGATACTCCTTTTTTTTGATGGTTACATATGTAATTACATATATATGGCAGCGAGATTAAATAAGCTTCACCAGCAGTCCGTCAGGGAGAAAATCAGGGCAAGTCAGCTTGTGAATCGCCTTGAGAATCATGTGCTTGACGATCTGGAATTGACCAGCAGTCAGGTGACAGCGGCTCTAGGATTGCTCAGGAAGTGCGTACCCGATCTGCAGTCAACAGAGCTAGACACTGGCGACGGCGGCTTAGTGGTTAACCTGGTGAGCCAGAATGGCGGAAATAAACCTTCCGACGCTTGAGCTGCGCCCGTACCAGCGTCCGTTCTGGCAGGCAATGGAAGGCGGCGCAACCAGGGCGATATTGTGCTGGCCCAGGCGGGCCGGTAAAGACACAGTAAGCCTGCAGTGGACTTGCTTTGATGCTCACCGGAACATAGGTAACTATTGGCACCTATTCCCCGAAAAAGAACAATCACGCAAGGCGCTGTGGAACGGCATTAACCGGGAAGGGCAGCGCATTATCGACATTGCTTTTCCGCCCGAATTGAGAGCAGCGACGAACGATAGCGAGATGCGTATTACGTTCAAATGCGGCAGCACCTGGCAGCTCGGCGGCTCAGATCGCTACGAT